ACTGTAATTTTATCTGCCACTTCTAGATCGTTTAATACTTTACGCTTAATTGCAATCCACCCATGTCCAGGATCAGTGTAATATTTAAGTTTCATAATTTGTTAAAAAATTACATTGTAAGGATAGTATTATAAGAAATAATTGATTTTTTGTCAAGCCTGCCAATCAGACAGAAAAGGAGCAAGTTCAGGAAAGGTTTCTACAAAATTGGTATTGCGTCGTCTGTCTAGCTCTTGAACATAAAGACCGAAGTTACGCCTATTATGTTTTAAGACATCTTGTTTAGTTGGGTCTTCGTTATAGCTTTTACACAGTACAAGAATATTTTTAATTTTTGACACTTCTGCAACTGTAAAATATTCATTTTTTATGTGACTAGACATTAAACTTATAGTATCTTCTATATAATGAAAAAATTTATCAGGAATGTTCCATACTGCCAAAAATTCTGGATATCTTAAATAGGGTATGTCAATGTAAAAGTTTTTTGGCTGATTAAATTTTTGTTTTAAGCGAATCATATCTTTAACAAAATCCGTAAATGTAAAGACACTTAAAATGTTGTATGTGGCCATTATTGTTATTCTTACATTTGGTATATTAGATATAAGATATTCACAATTTTTTAACCATTGTGTATAGTCTATGCCAAATCGTATATATTCTGATTGCTGTTTTACTGCTTTACAACTTGTAAATATAGTAACATTTTTAACACAGTTATTATTTTGTAAATAAACTAATTTTTTAACTAATTTTTCTATCAAATGTAATGGTACACATAAATTTGTATTGATATTAAAAATAAGATTAGGCTGTGGGTTATTTTCTAAAAACTCTAATACTTTAAAAGTATCATCTGACAGTAAGGGCTCTCCACCTGTAATTCTTAAATTGTGTAATTTATGTACAATATTAGGAAACCATTTCCAAAAAGCTTCAATATATAGATTTTTTATTTCCTCAGTTTTATTATAATTGCCACTATTGAAAGGCATATTTACCAAGGGATAATTGCCATAGGTTCGCATTTCATCTTGCCACCTTGTACTGGAATTGGGACCACAATATATACATTTAAAATTACATAGGCTGCTGAAACTGACTTCTAGGTAACTGGGCACTACATCGTAATCCCATTCATTGTTTTTTATTTCTAAAATAGTATTGTCAATATCTGCCCATGGGCTAATGCTTTTGTAAAATCTATCACTAAACCCATTAGTCTTGCTATCTTCAACTCGCCAACAGTAGTCACATTCTTTAGGTCTTAAACCCTGCAACATTAATTGACGCTGTTGTTTTTTATAATTGGTATTATGAAGTGCACTACTATTATTTTTTAACTCCCCTAAAGGAATCTCGTGTGTGCCTGGATGATGACAACTATGAGTTCTTCCCTGATTTAATAATATAGATACTTGTTTCCATTTTGCAGCACAAAATGATGGACTTACTGTATCTAATTTATTTTTTAGATTATTGAAAACTGTAATAAATTTAGCTTCATCCGCCATTATTATTCAGAATCTTTATTATTGTTACTTGCATCAATGTATTGTTTGATAACACGCAATGCTTTACGACTGGTGTCATATACATATTCTTTTGTGTCATCTTCTGTGGTGATGGTAAGAATAAATCCATTTGCAACTTTTCTAATTTCGATATTTTCAAACATGATTGCTCCTTGAGTAGTAATTATTATATATTAATTAAAGACTCAAGTCAACTCCGTTATTGTTCAAACCTAAAAACATTCTATGTAAAATCTTAGTTGCATTTTCAAAATTGTTTTCTATTTCTATTAAATTTGCCAAACTATATGCTATACAGCCCATGTCCCTATAGTAAGTTTCACTAGGCCAATTTTTCCTTTTGAGAGGATAACTGTTTATAAGTAAACATTCATCTGCAATGGGTTGATATTTAGCATGTTTTTTTGGTTTTTGCATCTCTTGCATTAATTGAATTGCGATAGGCTGTTGGCCTATATCAGTTCTATTGAAATTTTTTGCAAATAAATGAACGATATATGCCTCTACATCATGATCCAAAAAAATGTTACATCTGCCTTCACTTTCTAATACTAAATCATAAGCAGCACGAACATATTCTTGCCAATATATAGACATACATATATTTATAAAAGCCAACTAGGATTTTTACTATACCATGCCGTTGTTTGTTGTATTCTTTCTTCTAAAGTAAACTTATCTTTATACCCAAGATCGTAAAGCTTACTTGGATTAACACTGAAACATAACTTATAGTTTGGATTATTAATTAAAATAAGTTCATACTGTAAATCCTTTTGCATAGATTGAGCAATAAGCTGAGCGAATTCTAAATTGTTAATGAATTTATTACCGGCACTATTCCATTTCTCACAGTTTAACTTTTGATTGCTTAAAATAAATTTAGTATGTAATGCAACATCGCCTGCATAAAACCATCGTCTACCACTAATATTACCATTTAAATCTGAATGAATATTTACAGGCTTACCGTTCATAATGTTGTTTATAATAATGGTTGGCAAACGGTTTACTTGGCATTTAGGACCAAAAGTATTATTAATATGTACAATACTTACCGGAACACCAAAACTACTAGCGTAACTAAGACAAAGTTCTTCCCCTGCTGCTTTACTAGCAGCATAAGGGCTATTGCTATTATAGGGATCTGTCTCCTTACTGTCTGAACCATTCGGAACAGGACCAAAAACTTCTCCAGAACTATAATAGACAAACCTTTCAAGTTTTTGTAGTCTCGCAAATTCTAATAAATTTAAAGTACCTATAACATTATCATTGATAACACTGACAGGGTCGGCAATACTATCTGCAGCACTAGCATTGCCACCTGCATGTAAGATAATGTCTATAGTGCCTAAAGAATCTACAAGTGGTTTTAAACTTTTAGAAATGTCGTGTTCTATAATGGATAATCTGTCTGTATAGACTGCTATTCTTTTTAAATTTCTAGTCTTAGGCCTAACTAAACAGATAATTTTATGGTCCTTAATAAATTCTTCAACTAAAAAATGCCCTATAAAGCCAGTAGCTCCTGTAATTAAAACTGTTTTCATTTTGCTACATAAACTCTATCAGTTACATGATATCCAGCTATTACATAATTCCAACGACTAAGATAATTTTCTAGCATTTCTAATGTAATTCCATAACGAGCAGCCCATGGTTCACACCACTCAATACTTAAAACAGGCTTAAATTTAGTAATTGTTTCTTCTGCGCCTTGAATCCCAAAATATTCAAAACCCTCAGTATCTAATTGAATAAGATCACATCTATCCAAGTTTAAATCATCTATACGCAAGGTAGGAATTAATCCTGGCTTACTGGGATCTATATGAGTAGCACCCACATCTGAACTATTTACCGCTAGTTCAACTAGATTCCGTTGATTGCCTACACAAGCTTGATATTTGTAAATATTTGTTTTTTGACAGTTAAGTGTTAGGCAAAGGAAGTTAAGCGGATCAGGTTCAAAAGTATAAACTCGTTCAAATAGGTCTGCATACTGAACAATATATTGACCACAATTACCACCAGCCTGTACTACAACTCCTTTATATGGAACATATTGTGCTAGTTCTTTGGGAATATTAGGTGCATGATTAGTATTATAGTCCCAACATCCATGATCTTCTTTGGGCCACCACAAGCCTTCTCGCTGTGAAATTAAATTTAACATTATTGTTCTATTCCTAATTGAGTTAGAATCGCTTCCATAACTGGCAGTCTTCCTTGTATGCCTCTACTCCCATGTAGATGTAATATATGGGCATCTTCGAACGGACTGCCGTTCCACTTACTGTCTTGTTCTTCATCAAAATATAAAACTTGAAAAGCCATATTTGGGTCATGAACATCATTAAGTTCAACACCCTGACTCCACATTTGTAAGTTATGAATAATTTGACCTGCTGCCCAATTATTTTCATTATGGGCAAACCATTTATCCATTAACTTTTCTCCCATTTCCCAAACTTTAGGATCCATAGAAGCTGGATAGTATCTAACATCATCATTAAAATAATGTACAACTTCTGCATGTGTTTTGGGGTCGGTATAGTTAAACATTGTCATTTTATCATATCTACCAAATACTTCTGTTGGTTTAATAAACAAAGTATCTGCGCCCATACATAAAATGTTACAGGGTTCTTTAAGCCATAATTCTTTAATTGTATACCATACATTAATCTGATGTAATCTAGCATCTAATACTGGTGATGTTACACAAAACTCTTCCCATTCACCTTGTAAAAAATGCTTTGCAGACAGTCTGCTAAGTTTATACATTTGTTCATAAACTTTATGATCTTCCTGCCATGATGGATTTAACCCAAATCCTTTCCATGGTCCCCAAATGTTATAAACAGGTCTTGCATAGCCAAACAAATAATTTTTCATAAATATAATCCTAAAAATCCATCTACAACTTCGCCTATATATGCAATTTGTTCTGGTGTGATAACAGGACTTGTGCCATGGAAAAAACTATTGCGCATGGCCAAAGTACTGTTAGGATATAATGTTTTTGCTGTAGTGGAATCCATTAAGTGACTATAAGCAGGTTGTAACATAATATTGCCAGCAAAATATGGCCTTGTTTGAATTAGTTTTTCTTCCAAATAATCAACAATATCACTGCGAGTAAAAGGAGCAGTGGAGCGAATAGTGAGAGGAAAAGCAAACCAACTAGGATCAGCTTTGGCCTGTGCTCTTGGTAAATGGAAAAATTCTTCATATTTTTCATATATTTCAAATAACAGTTTATAATTCCTACGACGCAACTCATGAATTTTAGGCAGTTTTTCTAATTGTTTTAAACCCATACTGCATTGCAGCTCAATAGGTTTAAGATTATATCCGATTTCGTCATATACATATTTGTGGTCAAAAATTTCACCAGGCAATGCCGGTACCCATTCTTTAAATCTTGTTCCACAAGTGCCACATTTAAGTTTATTTGCTTCTGGCCCTACGCAATAACAGCCTCGTCCCCATTCACGAAAACTTCTTAGAATTTGATCTTGCATGCAGTCATCGGTGGCAACATATCCGCCTTCACCCATGGTCATATGATGAGCAGGATAAAAACTACAACTAGCCATAAGACCAAAACTTCCCAATGGCTTTCCGTCATATGTGGTACCTAATGCATCACAACAATCTTCCAATAAAACCAACTTATATTGTTTTACCAGTTCCATAACCTTATCCATGTTGGGAGGATTACCTAACACATGGGCAAAAGTCATTATTTTAATATCTGGATTAGCTGCTAAAACCTTTTCTGCATGATCCAAATTAATGTTTAAAGTATCTAATTCTATATCAACAAATACTGGTGTAAACCCTAATTGTAATGTCGGGTTAAGTGTAGTTGGAAACCCCGCAATAGGTGTTAAAACCTTTGTGCCTTTGGGGAAATTATAGCCTCTTTTACTAGTTAGACTAGCCATCATTAGTAAATTACTACTACTTCCACTATTAGTAACAATACCTTTAGTTTTACCAAATTGTTTAGGAAACTCTTGCTCAAATTTAAGAGCATCATTGCCCATTACTAGCCAACCTTTAAGTAGACTAGCTACAGCAACTTCATATTCATCCGCATCAAAGTAGGCGCCAGCATAATTTACAAAATCCTTTCCTGCTACCCAACTACGATTGGCCTGTTTCTGTTCAATAAATTCTCTTACTTGTTTTAAAATATGTTCCATTTATTCTATAGCCTTTTTTGCTAAAAATCCTATACAGCCATTTCTTGTTTGACGATCAACAATAGTTAAATCTACTAGTTGAAATATGTATTCTAAACTATCTTCATAAAAAGTATTAATGTGTTCATGCCACACCCCATGCATACTTGGCCCATCACCATTTGGTACTTCAATATATATTAAAGTATTGGTATTAGCTAATTTTAGCATATCTTTTAAAAATTTGATAGGGTCTGACACATGTTCCAACACATGACAGCATTGTATATAATTCCAGTCTACTTGTCTACCTGGGTCATACCTTTTAATTTCTGAACATAAAATTGTTCCACTTATATCATATACGAATTTTTCCGCAAATATAAACTTGCCAGGAATAAAATGGCCAGCCCCTCCACCATAATCTAATACTTTCCGTATGTTTCCTATATTAACAGACCTATCAATTATTTCATTTATGCCTTTAAGTCTATGTTCTATATCTTCCGGAGTTGTAAATGTCCCAATAAGTGGTCTATAAAAGTCCCCTTCTATTGCAACTCTCATCTTATTATATTCGTAACCTCTATAGTCTTTATAAATCTTTTCCATTTCTTCATCAGTAAAGCGTAATGCACTGCTGAAAAATCTACAGTGATTACATTTAATGGAAAAGATAGGCAGATCTATATGTCTTATTTGACCTTCTGTCCTACTCAATATAAATCTTGATAAGAATGTGGGCTCAAAGACTACATTGTCTGATTTGCAAACAAGACAACTTGTAATTATATACATAAATTACCAAACAAAGTTTTCAATATAATAATTAACAATATTTTCTAGCTCACTGTCGAAATCTGCCTGTGCATTCCAACCCAAACTTTTAATTTTAGAATCGTCAATACTATAACGCATATCTTGGCCCACTCTTGATAATTCCGTAATTTTGCCATCTGTGTTATCAGTGCCATACAAAACATTTAATATCTTTTTCACTACAACGATATTTGGTGCTTCATAATTGCCAGAAATATTGTAAATTTGATTTACTACATTTGATTCAATTATTTTAATAACAGCATTACTGGTGTCACTAGCATGTAACCATGTCCTGACTGGTTTACCTTGATCATGTAATTCTATTGGTTTACCTAAAGATAGGAATTTTACTGTTCTAGGAATTAATTTTTCCACATATTGTCCTATCCCATAATTGTTCGTAGGTCTTACAATTATATAGGGAAGATTATAAGTTCTTCCCCAGGCCAAAATTAGCATATCTGCAGCAGCCTTGGTTGCACTATATGGATTACTGGGTTTTAATAAATCTTGTTCAGTATGACTACCAGTTATAATGTCGCCATAGACTTCATCGGTGCTAAAATGTAATAATATTGGTTTTTTTCTTTTTACTTTGTTAATTAGTTTAAGTAAATTGTGCACACCGTCTATATTACTTCGAACAAAATCATCACTGTCTTCTATACTGTTATCAACATGAGTTTCTGCTGCTGTGTTGATAACATAATCACATTCATATAACCTGGTTAAATCATTTATATCAGTTTTTAAAAACATAAATTGATCAGGATATCGCATACCCCAACTATCAATCCAAGCAGAATTACTTGCATATGTACATTTGTCTACGCCTATTACATACCAACCTTTTTTTAGGCAAGTTTCGGTAACATGGCTACCAATAAATCCCAAACATCCAGTAACATAAACAACTTTTTTCATAATAGATTTCTTTTAATTGAGTTAAGATATTTATTAGTATAATTACTAGTCAACATTAAAATAATTTTTTAACCCGTGTTCTAACCCTGCAATATCAAGATGCATATTAGCTAGTTTAGTGCCATCACCTGTATAATTATTTGATACAGTGTTCGAAACATTAATTGAGGTACTAATTTGATATATTTCTTTAAATTTAGTTAATACTTCACTTATTAAATATTTTTCTTTATAAACACAATTAATATCTTTATAGATTTTATCATTACAGATATAATGATCAATAACGATCCCTAAGTCTTGAATGCTAAAATAATCAAAATATCTATCGTTATAAATTGTAAATTCGTTCTCTGCTAATATAAATTTAGGAAAAATTCTTGTCTTAATTTCATCTAGGCCAAAACAATTAAAAATTCGTAAATTATAGAAGTTAGGTGTGGATAAACATATCCTGCTTCTAAGATTTTGACTTAAACCATAATAATCTTCAGGCACGCTGTTTAATAATTCCGTTTCATCAAACTTATTAATATCTCTTTGCCTATCATACTCGGCACCAGAAGCTAAATTTATAAGTTTTCCAAATTTATCTCTGTTTAAGGATAAATTAGTAATTATTCCAATGTTATTTCTTATATCAGAAGTGTCATTATTCATAGTGCTTGCTGATAATATTACACAGTCGAAACTATGATCTATTAAATAAGATTGAAGTTGATAGTAATCCAAGAGATCAACAGTTTGTCTTGTAATTGGAGTTACGAAATACTTAGGTGTAAAATACCTATATAATCTACTTCCAACGAATCCATTAGCACCAATTATTGCAATTTTCATTTTGGTATACAGTATAATACACTATCAAAACTATTGTAAAAATGTTGTCTAATATAAAAATTATAATTACTGCAAATAGTTTCTAATAGTAGTGGAATTTCCCACAAATCTTCTGGCTTATGATATAGACTTATTGCCAATTTAGGTCTGGCAAATTGTATTAAATTTTTTGCGCCATGTAAAGCAGGTATTTCTCCACCTTCTAGATCTAATTTAATAAAATCAACATTGACTTTTGCAAACATATCATCCAAACTGACTGCCATAACTTTATTACTGCCATTTGTGGTTACATTGGAGCTTTCTCCTTGGCCCATATTGAAAGTTAGTAGTTCAGTTTTATCACTTATCGCTAAGGGCAAACAAACGGCATTTACAACATTTTTTGAGAGTTGTTTAAAATTATTAGTATCTGGCTCAAATAATATCGCTTTATCAATTACAGTGCTGTTCTGTAATTGTTGATATGTATCTCCATTATAAGCACCACCATCAATATAATATTTTATAGCATCTTGTAAAGTTATACTATTAAAATATTGTGGTTCTTGATCTATAAAATGACTATAATTATTATCATTACCAGTTCTAAATTCGCAGATAGATTGCAATAGCTGTTTACTGTGCTCGTCAGATAACATATCATATACTTTGGTTATATGATTAAGGTTATTATAAATTAATTCAGGATCACTTAACCAATATCTCCAACCTAAATCAGTAATAAATCTACTATAATATTCCCATGGTAAAAAAATGTTATTGAATCCATTAGTAGCTGCCTTTTCTATAAGCATACTGTAAGGAGTATTTCTATTAAAAATTCCTACTACTAATTGAATGTTTTTATTGGTTAATGTTGACAAATCGTCTGTAGTAATTTTTCTTTCAACAAAAAACCCATGGTTTAATAAAATAACTTCTAAATCTTGGGCGAACGAACCAGTGCCTAATATAATAACAGGCTCATATCTGTGCAAAGTTTTTGGAATATAAGTCTTTTTAATATTCATTTAATTGTGGATGTAATGTTTAAAGCACTGTTTCTTATATTGGTCAACAACTGTTCATCTATATATGGAAACATGTCATCTAATTGTAAAGGTAAAAATTTTCCATTCTGATCGAGTTTAGCCTTCATTCTTGGTGCAAACCCTTGAGCTGGGTCAACAATTAAATTTACTAATATTGGACCAGAATTATTTAAAATTTCTTTAATTGTTTGTAGGTTGTACATATCAATTTCGAAATATTTTATGCCAAAAGATTGTGACAGTAATTCGAAATTGGGAAATTCAACACCAGTTTGTGGTGTTGCGCCTATAATCTTACCAAAGAAATTTTCATGTGTTTGTTTAATACTTAGGTATCCACTATTATTAATTAAAAATATTATTACATTTTTCTGTAAAGTTTTAAGTGTTTGCAGTTCTTGCAGATTCATCATAATACTACCATCACCCGCAAAACATATAATTCTAGAAGAAGTGGCACAGGCTGCTCCCAAAGCTGCAGGCAAATCATAACCCATACTTGCACTACCAGAGTTGCTAAACATCCTATTTTGTTTTTTTAATTTGCCTATTTGAAACGGTATTATACAAGCACTTGCATTTCCACACACTATAACATCGTCATCCTTAAGATAGTCGAATATGGTTTTTACTGCAATATAAGGGTTAAGATCTTTTGTAGATTGTTGGGTGTGTTCTTTACCAATATCAAATTTTTCATTAACTTCTTTACACCATTTTATCCAGTGATCATAACTTGGTAAAGTAGTTTCTTGTAATTTTAAATTTAATTTATCAATAAACAATTTAGCATCTGAAATAACTTTATTATGTAT